CATATTTCCCGGCGCATGCACCGGCCAAGGCGTTTGTAATCGACGTCGCGCTGCTTGCTGACGTGGATGCCGAGGACTAGGCCCAAGAGGTCTGTGGTCGCGACTCGCTCCTCACCCTGCTCGATGGTTCCGACCGTCTCGATCAACACGTCATCCCACGGGTCCCGCTCCTCTCGCGCTTCTTGCTCGATTCGCGCTGCACTCCAAAGCTTGCGGTCGAGTACGATCGATACGCCTTCGCTCTCCCGTTGTGCTGCTTCCGCCCAGAGTTGATCGCGGTCGCGCTTCAAAGCTTCGATGTCGATAGTAGTAGTACGAATCGGCCAGAATCGGCGGTCGGGCTCCTTGAGGTAATGATCGTTGTTCGTCGTCGCGAACAGGATGCAGCGCCGCGGTTGATCGACCCGGGTGCGGCCGTATGCCGGCCGGGCGCGGTCGTGGGTGCGGCTGGCGAATGCCTTGATGTGCTCGACCTCGGTCTTGCGGATGTTGCTCAGCTCGGCGATCTCGAACAGCCATACGCCGGCCAGCAGTTCCTGCTGCTCGCGATCGCGCGCGCCCAGAATGGTCTGATCCGAGAAGTTCTCGATCCCGGCCAGGGTCTCGATCGCCTTCGATTTCTCCGTTCCCATCGGCCCCTCGAGCACGATGATCGGATCGAACTTGACGCCGGGGCGTCGAACGCGACGCACTCCAGCGGTCAGCGCGATGCGACCAAATTCGCGGTTGAGCTCGTTGTCCTCGGCGCCGAGGTACTTGATGAGCCAGCGATCGAGTCGCGGCGTTCCGTCCCAGGTCAGGCCGTTGAGATAGTTCGCAACCGGATCGAACTCGTTCTCCCTGCAAAGCTGGATGAGCGCATCGATCGTGCTTCCGGTGCTCGGCTCGAACTTGAAAGCCTTGAGTATCTTGATGCGCAGCATCAGCGCGGTGTGATCGAGATTGGCATTGGCCTCGTCATTGACCAGCAGCTTGTCATGGAAGCGATCGTACCGGCAGCGAACCTCAAGCGCCCGCAGTGCCCGTCGTGTGTTGGTCGCGGTCGAGCGCGGGACGCCCTTTCGAGTCATGCCGTCCCATTCCATCGGCTCCTCGGGCTCACCCTGTTGGGGCGCGATGCGCTCGAGGGCGATGCGCTGTTTACTCTTCCACTTATTGAGCGATCGCTTGGCTTCCTGCCGTAGCCGGCCGGCATAACGCTGCCCGATTCCGTTCACCCATTTCGCCAGCTCCTCGACGATCCCGTCGATCGACATGCCTTTGGCGCTGAGGTGCCCGACGACTGAGTGGAAGAGCGCGCTGGCGTCGGTGTTCGGCGGGGCACCGTTCTGGATGACGGAGTCGTAATCGATCGAAGCGTGAGCTTGGGCGCGCGCTTGGTTGAAGTCGAACGCGGGCCCGTTCTCGCTACCTGATTCCCCATCGCCGCCCGTATCAAGCTGCGCCCTGATCTTTTCCAAGAGACCGTTTGCCGTTCCCAGCTTCCCGCAATCGCCAATCTGGGCGCCGGTGACGGTGATGTAGCGTTCGCAGTTCCGGTAAATCTCGATCTGCGCCTTCTCACGCGGGGCGTTCTTGATCGACCACCGCCGGTGCAGCTTTTCGATATCGGCGCCCCCTCCACAAACGATGCGCAGGCCCGCTCCTGAGGGCGTACGTTCGATATAAGCGCCGGTCGCGGTCTCCACCCAGGCCCTGGCCCAGGCATCGGCCTCGCCGGTCTCCGGATCGAGACAGTTATCTAGATCGACAACGCCGAACGGAGTCGCGAGCAGTGCAAATCCGATGCCGTCGAATCTGTTGCCGGCGGCTAGCACAGCGGCGAGCGCAGCGGGGTAGCTCGTCCATGTCGCCGGATCGTTGTTCTTGGCGTGCGTGCGGGGGCTACCGGGCGCCGCTATGTAGGGCGGTTTAGTCCACCGGCTCTCCCGCCATTCCCAGCGCCATATGACCCAATGATCGATGGCGGTCAGCGGCGCCAGCGCGGGCGGCAGGTGGGCGAGATCGCCGCTCAGAGTCGTGGGCTTTGCCGTCCTCGTCGTCTTCGCCGCCGTCATCGCCGCCGTCCTATTCTCACGTACAGGAGATGCAGCCACTTGCCCTGCTTCTCGGTCGGCTCCCGGCGCATGCACCAGCGGGTCATGTCGTCGATGAATTCTCGCTCCCTCGGGGTCAGGCGGCCGTTGTCGTGCTCGGCACAGTATTCGGCCATCTGGAGCCAGGACGGACCGGCGGTGGTGTCGCTGAAGCCCTTCTCCGCGGCGCTCTCATCCTTTCCGGCTTCGAACCCGGCGTCGTAGATCTTGCGCATCTCCGACCCGGAGAGCTTGCCGCCTTTGATGCGCTCGGCGAGCTCATGAATGTCGCTGCCGGCGTTACTGAGGGTACGCTGAATCGCCCGCGCGGCCGCCACGACCTCGCCCTCCTTGTCGGAGGACAGCAGCCGCACAAGCTTCTCCAGCTTCTCCTCGGTGCCGACGTCGATCATTGTCGCCAGCACCTCTCGCGATGACCGCACAACCGGCACTTCCAGTTGTTCGGATCGTCTGTCATGCGCGGCAGCAGCTCGCCGGCGCGGGTAGCGTCGACGACCAGTTGCACCCGCTGAATCGTCGCCGCTACCAGCTCGGCATCGAACGGGACGAGGATGTGCATGCGTGTGCAGTCGTCCGCATTGGTGGCGGTGAAGACTGCGGGCGCCGTCTCGACTCCCAGGTGGAACTGGTACAGTGCGACTTGGACGGCGTATTGCGGATAGCTCTTGAGCAGACCGTCGCGATCGAGCGATCGGAAGCCCTTCGCGTTAATACATTTGTGCTCAAACAGGCAGGGATAGATGATACCGGGAATTTTCGGACCGGAGAGGAAGATTCCGTCGGCATGGCCGCGTAGCCAGCCATCGAGAGTCGCGAACTCAAGCCGGTCCTTTTCCGCGAACCGAAATCCGGCCCGCTCAAAGTGCTCGCGAGTCTGCTGCTCGAAGAAATGCCCGCGCGCAAAGATGTCTCGGATTCGCGTCGGATGTGCCGGATCGCACATCCAGTCGAACTGTATCTTACGAAGGCACGGATGCCCGACCGCACTGGCGCCGAGATAGTTGCGCGTCTTTTCCGACTCGGCACGCGCGCCGGCGTCGAGCACCGCGTTGATGGCGATGCTGGCCGGCGCGGCGGAGGCTTCGGTGCGGTTGAAGTCGACGGGCATGATGCGACTACGAGTCAGGTGGACCGTCAGGCCGGGGCCGCCGCCGACTCGCCCTCGTCCTTGTCCTCACCCTGGGTCAGGGACGCTCGCCAGCGGCCGATGGCTCCACTCAGGGCCTCCACGTCCTGAAAAGTCGCCTTAACCTCCTCCACGAGGTCCTCGGCGATATCGCCCTCCTGGATGTCGACAAGCAGGTCGTGCACTTCCTCTATAAGACACAGGGCCTCACGAGAGAGCTGGTCCGCCTCTCGCGCTACATCTTTCAGCTCGTCGTCTGCAGTGATCATTGCGAGTCTCCTTTGCCGCATAACGTTAACCGCGCGCTCGGCGATGCCGCCGGGTATCGGTGTCCAGTGACGTGCGTTGTGCCCTTCGCGGTCGAAGGTGCGCTGGGGCTTTCTGCTTGCCGTCTTCATGGTTTCAGAACGGAACAAACGCGTCCGAATCCAGTCCCGCGTCCGCGATCTCCGCTGTGCCATCCGGTGATTTTCTGGTGATCGTGGTGCCGCCCAGCTCGCGCGCCTGCATCGCCCTGTCGATGAGCGTGTAGGCCGCGCCGAGAAACATGATCATCTCGTCGCGCGAGAGCTCGGATAGGGACGCGGTCCAGTCGATCGGCGTGTCGGCGAGCTCCGGCAGAATCACTCCGATCGCCCCAGCGTCCCACGGGCGAGGCTCGAGGCTGATATCGCGAATCGTCTTTTCCGCGTCGAGCCCGTTGCTCGTCGCCTGCGTGGCGCGCTCGCTGATCCAGCCGAAGAGGATGGCGGCGACGATCCAGCCCCACTCGGTATCGGACAGGCGCCCGATCGGCGTCATCGGGGGCACCGCGCCGTCGCTGACGACGGCACGGGCCTTCTCGATGGCAATGCGTGTGGCCTGCCGCTGCCAGGCGTCCTCGATCGCGCTGGCGGCCGGCAAACGGATCTGTCTACCGCGGCGCATCACTGCGCCCAGGTCGGCTTGACGATGGTCTTGCTGGCGGGCGTTACCGCCGCCGGCGTCGCATGTGCGGGCGGCTGCTCGACCTGCTCGATCGGCCGCCACTCCTTCATATCGGGCGTGATTACCGTGGTGATGGTATTCTTCGCTTTATATTCACCCTTCGCCGGCTCGATCCCGATCTTCGCCAGGAAGCGAATTCCGTCGAAGTTGCGGTATTCGGCGACTCGTGCCTTCTTCGCCTTCTCCGACACGTCGGTCGGCTTGATACCGCGCGCCGATTCTAGGATCGCCCGTAGCCGGGCACGGGTGATGTCCGCCGCCTGCGCATGGCCATCGGTCGTACCCGAGAGCACCATGTTGCTGAAAAATTTGCGCTTGGCATGCGTCCCTTCGACCACGACGAACTCGCAGTCGAGCATCTCACAGCCGCCGTCCTTGCTACGCCTGAGCATGCCATCCTCGCCGGCATCACCGGGTCGAATATTGAGCTGGACAACAGCGATGGTCTTGTCCGGGATGACGTCGAGGTCGCGTTGTCCGTCGGCAGTGTTGTAGTCAAATGCTCCCATGAGAGCCTCCTGTGTGCTTTAGGTCGGTAGTGGGTTCGGTAGTCGGTTCGGTAGTCGGTTCGATTAGTTTGGCGGCCGGGAATTCGACGAGGTCGCCGCCGGGCCTCGTGAGCCTGTCAAATAGTTTTCCGAGATGCGGCGGCTCGAGCTGGTCGAGACGGCCGCTCCGATCCTTTGCCGGGAATTGCCAGGGATTCGGCGAGGTACAGACGAAGGTGCGCGTCGGCGTGTCGTCACCGGCAAACGTGACCCAGTTGTAGGTAACGATCTGATCGACGACGGCCGGCAACTCGCGCGAGGTGCGGCTACCCTCCATCTGCAGCCGGTGCTCGGTGTGATTGAAGTCGTCGATGACGGTCTCCAGTATTCCGACAAAGACGACATTGACCGCGCGCGCCTGCTGCAGGTGCATTAGCCAGGCGCACATCTCGCGGGCATGGAGTCCGTAGGCGCCACGGAGATCGCGCTTACCACTGCGCTCGCTAAAGGCTTCCGGTTGCTGACTCGACCAGGCGAAACACAGGCGGCCGGCAGCGGTGATCGAGTCGATGAAGAAGGTGCGATACCGGGCAACTCCCTCGGGACGGTCGAATTCGTCGATCACACTGTCGAGATGCGCGTTGCTGTAGACGGCATCGGCTGGCACAGCCGGGTTGGCGCCAGCGAGGTAGACGGCAAGGTCTCGACACTCCGGCCAGGTCCGCGGGCGCAGGGTATCGACGGCGATATCCTGTATGGCGAGATCGCCGGCCTCGATGTCGACGAACAGCGTTGTCGCCGGATCGAGCGTGCGCAGGAGCGATGTCTTGCCAACGCCCGTCGGGCCTTCGATCAGCATCTTGGCGCCGCGCGGCTCGGCCTGTCGCTGGCCCGCGTTGATGATTCTGAGGATCATGACGCGCGGCCTCCATTGCCCTCGTTCCTGCGCTTTCTCTCGATTTCCGCCTCGAGCTGCTTGATGGTCTGGGGCAGCGTGCGCATGACGAGCCAGGCGATGTCCCGGGGCGCTCCAACCGCTCGGCTGATCTCTTCGATGAATCGCTGGCGAGCCGCGAGGACGTGTGCGGACATGATGCTCATCGGAGCGCCTCCGTGAGCTCGTCCGAGAGCTCGCTCAGCGAAATTGAGAGGATGTCTTGCACCCGAACCCGAACGTCCGGGGCATCCTTAGCGAGGGCGCGGATAGAGATGTCGCCGCAGTCTGCGTCGACTTCGACACCCTCCGACCTAAGGAAGGCGACAAGCGCCCGCTCGATCGCGAGTTTGCGTTTATGGGAATGATAGGGTATCTGCACGTTGCTTCTCCTCATGTTGCCCGGCCGTGGCAGGCCGGTGGTGGTTTGGTGGAGGGGTCGGGACTCGAACCCGAAGGCGGCGGCTTATGCCTTCCAAAGACCGCGCCGCCTCCTTACCCAAGGCCTCCCCGTAAAATGCGAAGGCGCCGCCCCTGGCAGGGCGACGCCTCGCATCAGGTCGTGCCGCGAACCACCGCGCGGATATCGCCCACGCGATGACCGAAGCGATTAAGCGAGATTGGTACGCGTCTAAGTCTAGGATCAGGGCGGCGCCGCTCGGTCCACTCCGACACGCCGCCACGGATGATACGAGAGACTTCGAGCGTGACGACCGCGTCGTCAGGCAGCTCGTCGAAATTCCGGATCAGCTCGAGAGTTGTGGGCCGAGCCATTAAGGTATCCGTGCAACTCAACTCGATGCACGGAGCTACACCCAGATGCTCGGATCGCGCTCGTACAGAAAATCAGATTTTTTCGTCGGTTTCTGTACAGATCGGGACGGCATGCATAGCCCTGCACGCGCGCATTATTAGGCCCTTGCCGTCTCTACGTGGCGGCTTTCCGGTTATTGCTTCAAAAAACAAACGCGCGGTCTTGCAATACGCGGAGGTAGACGAGCTGTAAGCTAAGGGCAAACCGTACCGCTCACATAGTTCTCGCGCAGAAATGGCAGCCCACTCCTGCGGATAACCCGCGCGGCGGCCCCCGCCGAGGTCCGCGCTCTCAAGCTCGTCCAACCGCTGGCGGAACCACGCCATGTTCCCGAAAAAGGCCCGTTCCTCAGGGCCCTGCTCATCGTCATCATCGGGGACAAAATCGGGGTCAAACAGCATCCCCGGATTGAAATCCTTCGGCATGCGGCGAAGGAGCTTATCCCCCTGCGCTATCCATTTGCGGAGTTTCGCTACGTACTCCCTGTTGGTTGTTTGAAAGCCGGCTAACGGAGGATGCTTCATCGACTCGCGCCGTGCCTCAATTAGGGCCGCGACCTCTTCCTCTAGGGGCCTGTCATTACACGCCTTGATGATGTCGCTGATGATCTCAGCGTCATCGCGCTTGTTGGCCGGTGCGCGCATGGCCGCACCTACGCCGGGCGCCGGAATGCCTTGACATTGCTTTGCTGATCGCGGCCCTCGACAATCGCCATGACGTGGTTGCCCCACGTCTCCAATGCGGCGCGCACCTCACTGGCATAGGTTGCCCGGTTGTAGACGCCGGCAATACCGCCTTTGTGCCCCGAGATGTGATTAACCACCGCTTCGATGATGTGCGGCGCGATTCCCAGATCCGCCATGCCGGTAACGGCCGTGCGTCTCAGGTCGTGAATGACCCACGGCGCGAGCGGCTCCCCGGCGATCTTGGCAATGGTCTTGTCGAGTCGTTTTTTGCTGTGCGACCAGCCACCGTAAGGCCCATCAGCGTAGCCGAAGATCGAGTCTCGGACCTTGCCATCCGGACCACCGCGTCGCGGCTGGGCTGCAAGAATCACTCCCGCCGCTCGGCTGATCGGAACGGTGTGCGGCTTACCGTTCTTAACGCGCTCGGCACCGAGCTCGATCACGTCGCCATGAATCTCCGACCGGCACAGCCCCGCAATCTCGCTGAGGCGCTGTGCGGTCAGCATCAGCAACTTGACGATCGAACCGTATTGATCCTGATCGGGGAGCGCGCTCCAGATCAGCCGCAACTCATACGGTTTGAGCACGCGTTCGCGAGGCTTCTCGCCCTTGTTGGGTACCGTGCCAATAACGGGATTGTGCTCCAGCCTGCCCTGTGCAACGCCCCACGCGAATAGGCTCGACAATGTCGATCGGACCCGGTTGCCGGTCGGAATGCCGGCACCCCTAGTTACGCTGCCGATGGCCTGTGCAACATCGCGACGGTCAACCTTGCCGAACTGGAGGTGATGCAGGGAGCGCGCATGCACCATCAAATGGTGGGTAAAGCCGACGTGGGAGCCGCGCCGGACCTCGGTTTGCTTGTAGGCGAGGAACTCCTCGGCCGCCGCCTTGAATGTTTCCGCCGCCTCGATCTTCGACTTGATCTTCTCGCCCTGTGGGTCCTGGCCGAGCCGCACCTTGGCATAGAGGTCCTTTGCGATATCACGCGCCTTACCAACATCGACGGCGGTGACAGACCCGAGCGTCATCCTCCGATTCTTCGAACCCGCCTTGTATTGATAGACGAACTTCTTTGAACCGCCCGCGCGGATGCGCACGCCGAAGCCAGCAACGTCGTCGTCGAAAATGATCTCCTCCGCCTTGCCGGACGACAGCGCCAGCGTGCGGATATTGGCCGTGGTGAATCGCATGAGTTTGCCCCTCTGAAGATACCTGGGAAGACCATGGGCTCCCGGGCACTGCTCGTTGTTGCACGTCAACGACAGAAGGTATAGGCGTGAACCACCGGCAAAACAAGGAAAAAGTGACGAGTTGTGCGGGCTGCTGGGAAGCTTCCCGCCCCCTACCTCTTCCCCAGCCACTGATGATACGGGCCGCGGGTGACCAGCTGTTGCACGCGCTCCAGCGTGATTGCTTCACT